AAGTATATATAAAGGTGAAAGGGCCTAATTAAAGGCCCTATTCATTAATCCTTTGCGGTACCGATTTTAACTTCTACTGTGTCAGGGTCATCGAATATAGAAGTACCAAATAAACTTACCGCCATATCATTGAGATGACGACAG